CAACGCTCCAATAAAAGCTTCTAGAATATCTCCAAGTTTCTTTGTATTTGTACGACCTCCGCAAACATCCTCATTATGCCTAGAAATTACATAAAACTTATCAAGCCCAATTTTCTGACTCAGAATTCCCAACATATCATTGCATACAATATCCTTTTTCAAATCTGTGAGAAATCCCTCATTTTCGGTAGGGAACCTCTTAAATAGGTAGGTTGATACAGTTGCACCTAAAATAGAGTCTCCAAGATGTTCAAGCGTTTCATATGAATTATCAAACAGCTCCAAACAATTAGGTGGTTTAACAGCCAGCTGAGTTTCCTCACCTGTTGAGGCCGTGTATTTATCTCGCTTGACATAAGAAGAATGAATCATTGCTCTCTGAAATAGATCGACGTTCTTTGGAACATGAGGACAATTGTTGTTTGTAAGAATCGCTTGAATATCCGACGTGGTAAACAAGAGATTTTTAGAATTGAAAGGATTATAAAGAACTACTTCCGACATTTCTGTCTACGAGTTTTACGAGAATGCTTCCGTTTTTTACTTCTACGACGACCCCCGTCCGTCATGCTACCAGAATTCGAAAGTGGTCCACCTCTAGATGCTTGAGGACTAAGTAATCCAACTGGAACAGCGCTTTCTAACTTGGTTGGATAAGTCCAACCGGATTTGGATGGCATTTGAGATAATATTTCCGCATGAAGACCTTGTTTGTAAGTGGAGTTATATTTGTACATGAAGTCAAAATAATCTAACATAATATCAAATTCCTTTCCTGTTATCTTAAAACTTTCAGGTATTGCTTCTTCCTCACCCCCTCCTCTTATTGATTTTTTACCTCCTATGAATATACCTTTTATAAGTGTGTCTAATTTTTCAATACTCTTGTCTAGAAATTCGGTTGGAACGCCATCAGATTCACTTGTAATTATTGTTATAGTAAATCGCAGGTTAATTGCAATAAGCGGTATAAGACTTTCTCCTGTCTTCGACGAATACTCATTTAACCATGTTATTATTGGTTGATAGGCTTCGACAATATTCATTCCAATACTTGATGGATCTCTACCATTAAACGCAACACCGAACAATTTTTTACTATCTGATGCAGCCTCGCCGGGTTTAGTAAGTAGCATATCAATATATCTGTCGATTGTTTTAACTGTATCGCCATTTCCTATACCAATTCCTATACCAGCACCAGTACCTCCATATTTTTTGCTTGGTCTATCTGGATTTGTTAAAATTTCACATCGTTCCATTAAATCAGGATTAAAGCAAGATTCTGTTGCCTTTAGAATATTTAAAAATACCATATCCCGCTTTTGTCCATTGCAGAACGTGTGTGCCCACTTATAATTATGGATCTGAATGTCGCTTTTTGTTTTCAAATATGTGGTAATTTTATCAGATAGCCCAGGTATTTTCGCAATTTTCTTTGTAAATTCTGCCGTGCGACCTGGTATTAGGTTAGCTGGTAAACCAAACAATAAAAATGCAAGGGCACTTGGAATCAGATGTTCTACTTGTGGCGAATTCCAAGCCTTGACTTTGCCATCCAGTTTAAATGGCATCTGACATAAAAAACATTTATCATCTGCGCTTGGAGTTAAACGTTCTTTGTTAATACCTAAAGTCAGGGCCCATTGTTCCTTAGCAAGGAAGACGCCATATGAAAATAAATCTCTAGGGGTTTTCGGATTTCCACGGTCTGTGGTTTCTCCCTCTATAAATGTATTTGCTATAAAATTATAGCAATCTATTGGTCCAAAGTTATTGATATTCACCAGCTCAACCGGTGGTTCTTGTCCATCCATTCTCTTACTCTCTTACAAGACGATTAATGGCAAACTCGTTTGAGACTAGCTTCTTACCCTGCTCGCGGACTACATATTCATAAACACTATCCGCATTTGCATATCCCTCATTCATTTGAAAGAATGAATCCAGATGGTCTCGAAAGTCCTTCTTGGAAAGAGACCAAGGCTTGTTCCAGCCTGGCTTATCAATCTTGATATAAGACTTATCAGAAAGCTCTACCTTATTCAACTTAGAAAGTTCTGGATTGTGCCTAATCATATCAACCATCTCTACTTCTACCGCCCGACAGGTCTCTCGGAGATCACGAGTTGTCTTATTTGCTGCCTTGCAGAGATTGTCTGCATCCAGATAACGCTTAACGATTGCCTTGAAATGGTCCATCTTGTGTTCTATCGACTTCGTAAAACATAATCCATTTTCTAGATAATGGATGAGAAGGAAGTAGAAAACCTCCGTAAAGTTTATAATAAAGAACATGCTAATGAGCCACCGATTCCATCTGGAAGTATGAAGGCTACCTGGAGCAGTATCAAAAAAAGGCTCCATACGAAATGTCGCGAGAATACTAATGCGTGTGTCATAAATAGTTTAATTCAGAACCCAGATGCGCCCGAGTCTTGGAAGAAGAACCAGAAAGAATGGCTATCGTCAATTGATATTGATAAGAAGGAGAAGCAGTTTGCAAAGGTCTTCTCGGAATATTACTTTATTGGAAGTATTCCAATTGATTTTGATAAGAAGACTAGAACTGGGTCATGCCTTATCAACTCAATATGCTCAGAGAACGTTGTTGACATATATAAGCGTGGTTTCAAGAAAGTTGGAATTGTTTTTAATACAGATGTAAGCACGGGTCCCGGTCAACATTGGATTGCCTTGTTTGCTAACATAGACCCTGATCTTGAATTTCCACTGATAACCTATTTTGATTCGTATTCAGAGGGTCCAGAGGATGAAATTAAGGTTCTAATGTATCGCTGGAAGGAGCAGATGGATAGTTCCGGACTATATGATAAGCCAACTAGACTGAACTATAACGCAACACGTCATCAGTATGAAGATTCAGAATGTGGTATGTATTGCTTGTATTTTCACTACTGTTGTCTTGTGGGAGTTTCGATGGAGAAGAGAATACCAGATTGTCTAGTTAGAGCATTTCGTGGGAAGTTTTTTAACATAAAGAATTAATGGAGGCTCTGTTTGAAGGAGTAAAGAATAATCCGAATATCATTGGAGGAGTCATAACCTTATTAGCGATTGTCTTAGTCTGGTTTGTGGTTGAATCTCTGCAACCTTCAGAATCTAAAGCCCTTTCGTCTGCTAAGCCAAACTTTAGCACATATTCTATGGTAACTAAGTTGGCTCCACTCGGATGTCCTCAGCAGGAAGATTTTCGATTCTGCGATTTCTATCTTGCGTCATCGTCTTATTCGGTATTCCCAGGTTCTAAGATTTATGACTATGTGAGTGATAGTATTCTTCCTCTTGCGATAAAGTCTGGTGTTAGACTGGTAGAATTAGATATTTATGCGGATGAAAATGATAAGCCCGTTGTTGGATTAAAGAATCAGAAGCTAGGAACTGATTATGCTTATAACACGGTTCCATTTGAAGCCTGCTGTGTATCAATCGGCAATAATGCTTTCAATAGCGTTAGCTCTCCGGTTTCTACTGACCCATTCGTTCTAAGCTTAGTCTTTCACACCAATAAGACGAATGTAATTAATGCTGCTTCTGAAATCTTGAAATCATCACCTTGCAGACCACACCTGCTTGATAAGAAGTATTCACACCAGGCTATAAATCTTGCAGTAGAACCTGTATGCAATCTACAAGGCAAACTAATTGTCGTATCTGGTGGAAATATCAAGGGAACTCTCATGGATGAACTTGTCAATCTGTCTTGGTCAACCTCCAATCTTAGAAGGCTCACTTATAATCAAGCGTCTCAGCCTCATGACCACGAGGAATTAGTTAATTACAACCGCAGTCATATCTCGTTTGTGGTTCCCGATATTGGTGCTGACTTAGTCAACCTGAATTCTGTAATATTATTCACATATGGTTGCCAGTGGATTATGATGAACTATGGTTCAATTGATACCATGATGGAGTTATACATTGGCGAGTTCCAGGAAAATAGCGTCGTCCTCAAACCAGCCGCTCTACGTCCTCTTAAAATGAAGAAATATAAGAGACCAACGCCTGCCGACCCCTCTTTATCATTCCAACCAATGCAACATTCATCTCCAATCTACAACGTCGTAGTATAAAATACTGCGTTAAAACAAAAATGGCTAACAAGTGGATGACTCACATGAAGCCCTACATTGCCGAGGAGAAGGCATCGGCTAAGAAGACAGGTCGCAAGTTTTCTCTTAAGAATGCCATCAAGGCCGCGAAGAAGACGTACAATAAGGTAGGTGGCTCGGATGAGGCTATGGCTGAGGGTGGTCGCCGTCGCAAAACGCGTCGTAACCGCAAGTAAAGAAAAAATGACTATACGTAACATATAAAGACAATGGGTGGCGGCTTACTTCAGCTCGTTGCCTATGGCGCCCAAGATGCTTACCTCTCCGGCAATCCCCAGATTACTTTCTGGAAAGGCCTGTACAAGCGCCACACAAATTTCGCGATGGAGTCATTCCCGATAACGTTTTCCGGACAGGCGGCCTGGAACACAAAGCAGTCGGCCACTCTTGGTCGCCACGCTGACCTCCTTTACTCAACCTACCTCGAGGTAGTTCTTGAAACTGGTCTATACAACAACGACCAGAACGCGCTTGGGTTTAACCTTATCAAGTACACGGAACTCGAAATTGGTGGTCAGCTCATCGACCGTCTCTATGGTGAGTTCCTTTACCTGTGGGCGGTTCTCACATCACCATTTGATAAGCTATGTGATCTTGCGAGTATGATAGGATCTTCGGTAGGTTCAGGCGCAGTTACGCTTGGCGGCCAGGCGGTCTGTAATAGTGGTAGCGGAAAGCCTTCAATTCCCAATAACGTTCTTTATATCCCCCTTTCGTTTTTCTATTGCCGTAGCCCCGCTGCCGCACTACCTCTAATTGCTCTTCAGTACCATGAGGTAAGAATCAATGTACACTGGAACACGCAACAGCTTATTGCGGGCAACTTTACAGCTGCTGGCCTTCTAACACTTCCTGCTCAGCCCCGCCAGGTGACGCTCTATGTTGACTATATCTACCTTGATGTAGAGGAGCGTCGCCGTATGGCTCAGGAGTCACATGAGTATCTCATTGAGCAGACGCAGTTCAATGAAGACAAGGGTATTACATCATACTCTAACCGCATTGACCTAACTTTTAACCACCCTGTAAAGGAACTAATCTGGGTAGTTCAGCTTGCGGCCAATACCGAATGTCCTCTTAACCCTACGACCCGCCTCAAGCCATTTACTTATCCCATATCGGCCGTATATCAACAGACTATACAGATTAATGGACAGGAACGTATGTCAATGAGATATGGCAATTATTTCAATAAGGTTCAAAGATTTCAGCACCATACCGGTGGAAGTGGACTTACGCTATCAACTGTCAGTGGAGCTACTGTACCTGTTGTTGGTGCGAATCAACAACCTGGAATCTACTCATACTCATTTGCTATCCGCCCCGAGGAGCACCAACCTTCTGGCACATGCAATTTCTCGCGCATCGATACGGCTACTCTAGTTCTTGAATTAGACGGTGCGCAAACAGTATCAAATACCGACCCATGGAATGTCCGTGTTTATGCCATCAACTACAACATTCTTCGCGTGATGTCAGGTATGGCGGGTCTTGCCTACAGCAACTAATTCCATTCATTAAATAATGGAAGCAGATAAGCTTCTTATAGTAGCACATCCGGATGATGAAATTCTCTGGGGTGGTGGAAATTTATTAGCACAATCGGGATGGTTTGTTTTATGCTCTACGCATTTGAACGATCCTGTTAGATCGAAAGAGTTTTACAATACTATGTCCTATTGTAATGTGAATCAGTATGTTATGTGTGATGTTGAAGATACATATACAGATGACCCTCTAGAAGCAGATAGATTGTATGATGGAAGCTCATTCGATAAGGCTCTGAAAAATCTGTCTCATAAACCATGGAAACTAGTTTTATCACACAATGAATCGGGAGAGTACGGGCATGAACATCATCGAAAGGTACATCGTATGGTCAGAGGATACTTCCCAGGAGCTAAGTTCTTTAATCCTGATTCTAAGCTACCTGTGGGAATAATTGAACGTAAGCGAGATGCTCTGTTATACTATCGAAAGACCCAGGATATCTGCAAGAAGATATTCAATAAACATGGGGGGCAGCTGCGAGCTAGCGAAAGGTCTCATTTCTTTAACGAACAAATATATGTGAAATCATCAAAAGAAATCTCGCCAATTGTTCATCAGATATGGTTTGGTAAGCCACTGGCTGCAGATACAGTTCGATTCAACCTAATGAAAGGAGTCAAGGATATTGCTCATCAAAGTGGTTTTATATACAAGTGTTGGACAAACGATGATCTAACACCTGAAACGCTTCCTCTGACATTTGAATTCATTCAACTTGCTATGAAAAAGGGTGAGGAACACGGACAATCTCGATTTGCCCAAGTGGCAGACTTGGCACGCATCGAACTTCTTCATAGGTTTGGCGGTATCTATTTGGACTCTTTGTTCGAAATTGGTTCCAAGTTTTTAGCCTTTATTCATAAGAATAGAGGCCATCAGCTGGTTGTTGCGAACGAAGACCCATGTAAGTTAGATTGTAAGGGAGCGGGTGGAAAACCTTATATGTCCAACGGCTTCTTTGCTTGTGTTCCCGGATGTGTGAATCTTAAAAGACTTCTGAACTATGATGTTCTAGAAAATGTAGATTTTGATAGTCAATATATTAACCAAACAACCGGCCCATATTTCTTTCGTTCTGCGTTAAGTCCAAGAGATGACATTGTAGTTCTCGACACTGAACTTATATATCCATTCATGGTGAATGATTCGGAATATCGCAAGGGACAGCCCAATGGATGTATTACAACAGGAGATAAACTTCTTCATAACTGTTTAGAAAAGAAGTATAAACACTCACTCACTGTTTATCATTCTGGCTTTGGAGGGTCGTGGAGCTGGTAACCTTCATCTTTTCAAGGTAAAGAATAGCATCCATTAGTTCCTCCTGCATATGGTTTACCCAACTTAAAAAGGGAAGATTATTTCCTTCTAAGGTTGTGCCGTATTTTTTCTGTCCGAACTCAGACCGCTGTTGAAATCTGTCAATTACAGTCTTAACAATTGGGTCCATTACTTTCATAGATTTGTATTGTTAAAACTGTCTACCAGAACTCGATAGCATCTGCTGTGACCTCTCTTCCTGCATCTTCCTCGTTGATTTCATCAATACGAGTATTAGCAGCCTTCAAATCGGCCTCAAAGACAGACTGGTCTTCCTCACCACCCTCTGGTAGCTTCGTCTCATCAATCAGAATATCTACAAATCCAGTACCACATGGAGGCTTCTGACCAAACATAATGTTGGCTGAAACGCCCTTCATGTTATCATAGTCGGCCGACAGGGCAGCATTAAATAGAATCTTAGAAGTTTCCTCAAAAGAAGACTTCGCAAGGACTCCATTATCGCCCTTGTTCATACCGAACCGATTCGCCTCCATGATACGGCCAAGGTAAGTCATCGTATCTACCAGCGTAATCATATGGTGATAGTTGACAGACTCAGTCGCAAACGACTCCGTGAACTCTTCGTAAAGGGCAATGCGAACCGTCTCGATACCGAAGATATCCATAACCTCGTGAAGGTCATTCGAGAAAGAACGGTATGGATCTACTCCCTCAATCGTCGAGAGGTCGAGCAGGTTAGTTCCCTCCGCATCAAGAACATACTGTTTCGTAGGTGTCCAGCCACCTAACTTCTCGTCGTAAAGAAGCTCATTATTAACCTCACGAAGGTAGACACGTCCGATACCCTCTACACCGGTGAGAACCGTATCAAGAAGTCTGTCCTCAATGAAGCGTAGAGACAGCGCATTCTTTACAACATCAGTTCCAAACACGATTCTGAGAATCATCTTGTCAGGAGTATTTGTATCCGAGTGAATACACTTGAAGATTTTAAGTGCCTTATTATTATCAATTTTAGTGGCAATCAAGGTCATATCCATGACCTGGCGAGCTGCCATCTCAAGACTATCTAGTTCGAGTCTCATAATCCAGGGGGAGATACAGGCGTCGCCATTATCCAACGAGAACTTCTCATACGACGCAAGAATCTCACGGTCCTCCTTGACAACACTCTCGGAGGTCGGGTCATAATAGATACGAACTGACTTCGTGATATCCCGTAGCGTCGTCTTCTGAACATCGCGCATCTTTGAGATGGCGGAATCCTGGGAATTAGAGATAGATGGGTGAAGATAGATGGTATTTCCGGGATTCTTCGGGCTGTGAGAAGCGCTCAGAAGCTCTACGATGCGAGGAACACCGGCAGTAGCATTCGCCTTAGCAGTTCCTGCAGAGTGGAAGGTATTTAGTGTGAGCTGAGTCGTAGGCTCTCCGATATACTGTGCCGACTGAGTTCCGACCATCTCTCCGGCATGGACAAGACTCTTCATATAACGAAACTTAATCTCAACAAGAAGGTCATCAAACAGACGCTTACTAAATCTATGAAGAAGAATCGACTTCTTAGGAGCTAGAAAGTATCGAAGCAGAATCTGGAATAGTTTATTATGCTTCATCCATGCCTCGGCATATAGCTTTTCAAGTTCAGCTACAACATAGCTGGGAGTCAGCTCAGTCTTAGTAGCGTATGGGTTAGTATACTTTTCTACAAGACGCTTGAGATTTACTGGCGAAGTTACAGTGGTATTCTTCTTGAATCGAAACACGTTCTTTACTAGGTCTTCGCGGTCCTTCAAAAGCTGCTCAACCAGGTCAGGAGGGTTCTCTCCTACATCTCCATTCACAAGGCTCTCGTAATCGGCCTTAGAAGTAGCAAACTCGCGATAAAGTTGCTCCATCGACATAACACCTAGTTCAATCTGCTGAAACTCCGTGCAGACGCTATCAATACCGTCACCTCCATACCGGTGCTGAAAGATTGTCCCCTGAGCATTGCGAACCGTACCATCATACTCAACGTGAAGGTCTTCCATAGTCTTAACCAGCCGGCGCTGGATATAACCTGAATCTGATGTCTTTACAGCTGTATCAATAAGACCCTCACGACCACCCATCGCATGGAAGAAGAACTCCGCAGGACGAATGCCGGCAATGAAGGAGTTCTCTACAAACCCACGAGACTCGACGCCATCATCGAACTTTGGAAAGTGGGGAAGTGTGCGGTCCTGGAGAGTATACTGAATACGTCTGCCGGCAACCATCTGCTGTCCAAGAAGACCCAACATCTGAGTAATGTTCAGATTAGAACCTTTGGCGCCCGAATCTACCATCTGAACCATGCGATTATCCTTGGGAAGACTCTTCATCGAATTCTCACCAATCTCCGCAGTAACTGACTTTAGTGCGTTAGAGATCTGATTCTCTAGCTCATCACCATC